TCAAGTAGCGTACCCACAACAAAACCTAGATTTGTAATCAACTTTAATTTTATACCCTGATAACTATGGATGCTACACAACTGAAGTCAAACTTTGAGGAGCAAATTGGTAAGACCGATGCTCAAATAGTTGAACTAGAAAAGCAATTAGAGAAAGCAAAAGAATATAAACTCAAGCTTGTAGGTGGTCTAGAAACCCTAGGATTACTAGAACAAAAAGAAGAAACACCAGATAATGCACCCGCAAGCGTTGATCCTTCCTAAATAGGAAAGAAGGGATTATAGTATCTAATGGCAACGCCAACATCAAGAACTGAGTTTATAACTTATATAAAGAGAAATTTAGGCGAACCTGTGTTACAGGTCAACGTTGATGATGAACAGGTGAACAATGTTGTAGACGACACGTTTCAATTCTTCCAAGAGAATTGTTACAATGGTATGGAGCGTTGTTATCTTGTGCATGAGATAACTGCAGACGATAAAACTCGTCTTGCAGCAACTACTGACACAACTAAGGTAGATGCTGGTGTAACCACTACTTGGAAAGAAGCAACAAACTTTATTCCTATACCAGATCATGTAACTGGTATTAGTAAAGTATTTGGAATGGTGGGTAACTCTATTCGATCCAACTTGTTTGGTATTGAGTATAGGATATTCTTAAATGACTTGTATGCTTTTGGATCCCTCGATATCTTAAACTACTTTATGACCAAGCAATATCTAGAGACTCTAGATATGGTTTTAAACAATGGTTCATTCCAGCAGTTTAGATATACTCAGCGTCGTGATCGTTTGTATCTTGATATAGATAAAGACTTCCTACAAGAAGGACAGAATCTATTGATAGAGGCACATCGTCTGATAAACCCAGATGATGCTACGGAAATGTACAATGATATATTTGTAAAAAGATATGCTACTGCATTGTTGAAGAAACAATGGGGTATGAATCTAATCAAATATAATAACGTACAACTACCTGGCGGTGTAACACTCAATGGTAGAGAAATATATACAGACGCATTAGCAGAAATTGAGAAAATCGAAGGCGAGGTTCTCAGTAAGTACGCTATACCGCCAATGGATATGATCGGATAAAATGCCTACTAGTCCCTATTTCCCAACTTATCATCAAGGTCACAGTGGTGAACAAACCCTCGTTCAGAATCTTGTGGATGAGCAAATCAAACTCTTTGGTTCTGACATATACTATCTACCTAAAACGGTATTAAAAGATGCCACTTTAGACGAAGTTAGATATACCAAATTCCAAGATCAATTTCAAATAGAAATGATGTTAGTAAACGTCATGGGTTTTGGAGACAATGCAGAATTTGTAAGTAAGTTTGGTTTACGTATCACAGACGAGATAATTTTTCGTGTGTCTACAAATAGATGGGATGAGGAAGTAGCAGAGCATAGTATGTCTGCAAAACTTGAGGTTCCTAGCAGACCTAATGAAGGAGACTTACTATACTATCCTCTTACAGAAGATTTGTATGAAATCAAATACGTTGGAAAGGAAGAACCTTTCTTTCAGTTTGGTAAGATTCAATTCTATGCACTGACTGCAGAACTATACGAGGTTGGTTCAGACGACCTTGCTACTGGTGTTGCAGAGATAGATGCTATAGAGGAGTTGTTCGATACTGCTATTGCTTTGACAATGGGCGTTGGTGGCACAGGAGATTTTACTGCTGGTGAAACAGTAACTGGTGGTACTACTTCTACAACTGCAGAAGTCAAGTCATGGGATAGTTCTACAAGAATACTACAGGTAATTAATAGGACTGGAACATTTGCAGCAAATGAATCACTTACAGGAAACAACAGTGGTGCTGTATGGGTTGTATCAACCTTTGACACATTACAGGATACAAATAGTGATTACGATCAGAACAGGCAAATCGAAGACACTGCTGATAATATAGTTGATTGGTCAGAGGGTAATCCATTTGGTGAGTTTGGTAATTTTACAGGTAGCATATAATGTTAGGATCACATTTTTACAATCAGATAGTTCGTAAGAACATCATAGCGTTCGGAACACTCTTTAATAATATTACATTGAAGAGCACTGATCCAAGTTCTGGTGCTGTACTAGAAGAGATGAAAGTTCCGTTAGCATACGGTCCTAAACAGAAATTTATTGTAAGACTAGAAGAAAATACTAGCAATAGAAAAGTAGCAATCACTCTACCAAGATTGTACTTTGAGATGACTAGCATAGATTATGATGCTTCTCGTAAGACATCTCCTATTCAACAATACAAAACAATTATTAATGATAATGGTGGCGAAGTAAGAGTGCAGTATGTACCAGTGCCATACAACTTATCATTTGAACTTGGCGTAATTGCTAAGTCACAAGACGATGCTCTACAGATTACAGAACAAATACTACCATATTTTCAACCCTCTTTTTCTGTTACTCTCAACATGATTCCTGACATGAATGAGAAGAGAGATATCGCTGTAGTCCTTAACAACGTATCGTATGAGGATACATGGGATGATAGTTTCTATGAACGTAGATATATCATTTACACTCTAAACTTCCAGATGAAGACTTACCTATACGGTCCTTACAATACATCAGATGTTATCAAGAAAGCAATTATACATGAAACTCTTGGTGATAGAGCAGTAAACCGTAGAGCTATAACTAGAACATATACACCTAAAGCAAAAACTGATATCAACCAAGATGGTCAGATTGATGCAGCTGATGATGTGTTAGTAGATGCTGGTGATGATTTTGGATTTAATGAAGGGATAGAATTCTTATGAACCTAGAAGATAACATGGAAGAACTTTTGAATATGGAAGTGGAACATGTAGAAAAACCACCAGCACCTAAAGTAAAATCTCAAGCAGATGATAGGAAGAAAGACTATGAGTATACTCGTGGTGAACTATACTCTTTAATAGATCAAGGTCAGGAGGCAGTGAGAGGTGCATTAGAAGTTGCACAGGAAAGTGGTCACCCTAGAGCATATGAAGTTGCTGTAGCAGCAATGAAACATGTATCAGAGATGACAGAAAAATTACAAGCATTGCACAAGAATATGAAAGACCTTGATGAAGATAAGTCAGGTCCTAAAAATGTTACTAACAATGCCATGTTCGTTGGTAGCACTACAGAGTTACAAAAAATGCTTAAGGAAATGGGTGGTGGCAAGAGATAATTACATAAATAGATTCTGTATAACCTGATGGTATTATGATAGACTACAAACAATTTAAAAGACTTAGCGAGTCTGCCATACAGGATAACGAGATTTTAGATGAAGCAGCCTGGACAAAGAAGGCTGGCAAGAACAAAGAAGGTGGACTTAACGAGAAAGGAAGGAAGTCTTACGAGAGAGAAAATCCTGGATCTGACCTTAAAGCACCAACAAAGAAGGTTGGAAATCCCCGTCGGACATCATTTTGTAAACGAATGAAAGGAATGAAAAAGAAATTAACTTCTGCAAAAACTGCCAGAGATCCCGATAGTAGGATCAACAAATCACTAAGAGCTTGGAATTGCTAACATAAATTATTAATTCATCATTAATATTGGTTTTATGCTATAATTGTAGGTATAATTATAGTATGAATTCTATATTAAAATGCGTCTTAATAATGGCGATATCCATGATTGCATTCGTGCTTGTTTGATGTATCAAGATCAAACAGGTTCAGAAGAGCTATGGGAAAGATATGATGATTTGATTCATAAACTTAGAATTTATGCAGATCAACATTCCCCTTCGGAACCATGAAAATAAAAACCAGATTCGAGACCTTTTCTAAAAATGAAAAGGAGATGTTAGCAGAAGCACTTTGGAGAAGACAAAGATGCTACATTGCAGGAGACAGAAAATTTAACGAGTATGGTAAAATGCTGTCAGAAGTCCTAGACGAAATGGACTATCAACCTGGCAGAGTAGTATAAATACCTATGATGAAATTGATATTATGTTCAGTAAAGAAATAAAGGAAGGGACAAAGAAGTCTCATTCTGCAGCAGAGAACACAAAATTTGTTGCAGGATTTCTTAGAGGTGTAGTCGATCCAGAGGAGTATCGTAAACTACTTACCAATTTTTGGTTTGTGTATGATACCATGGAGAAACGCATTCAAAAAACTAGAGACCCATTAGCAAAGACATTGCAACAATGGCAAGCAGTTTTGAATCGTACATCATTCTTGGAAAGAGATCTTGTATATTATTACGGTCCTTACTGGAGAGAGAAACAAGTACAGTCAGATGCCTGTAAAACATATTGTTACAGGATCAATGAAGTAGCAGACAAAGATCCATATCTTCTTATTGCTCATCATTATACTAGGTACATTGGAGATCTATCTGGTGGACAAATATTGAGAGGTATCGCCAAGAGTGCACTACAACCACCTACAGGTGAGGGTTTAAACTTTTACGATTTTCCTAGAATAGATGATGCAAAAGAATGGAAGACTAATTATAGATCTGTTCTTGATACATTATCATTAGACGAACATCAAAGGAATACATTGATCACAGAAGCAAACTATGCTTTTAGACTAAATATGTATTTGTTTGATGAGGTAAAATCAACAGACGCTTACCCTGCTCTAACAGCACTTAAAGGATTCTGGAAAGTCATTACTGGTTCCATTATTAAAAACAAATGATATACTTTAAGTCTTTCCTACTCTTTACAGTAATATTTTCTTGTACTGTATGGGGAATCAATAACGCATACGTTGTGTAAAACCAATGTTAAATCAAGTCAAGAGTTACTTAAAAGAAATTAGAGATGCTGCAAAGTATCTGTTAGATGGTTTTTCTGTCACTCTTGACCACATGGGCAGAAGACCTGTCACTGTACAGTATCCTTACGAGAAGTTAATACCTTCTGAAAGATACCGTGGTCGTATACATTATGAATTTGATAAATGTATAGCATGTGAGGTGTGTGTAAGAGTTTGTCCTATCAATCTACCAGTCGTTGACTGGGTGATGAACAAGGAAACAAAGAAGAAAGAACTTAGAAATTATTCGATAGACTTTGGAGCATGTATATTCTGCGGTAACTGCGTAGAGTATTGCCCTACTAATTGTCTATCCATGACGGAGGAATATGAACTCGCTACATTTGACAGGCATCAACTTAACTATGATAATGTCGCTCTTGGACGACTTCC